CCGCGCCGGTACGATTGCAGAGTCAGCATCGAAGCGGTGGTTTACCGATCCTCGAAACGGATGGGAGCCAAATGCGCCTTCTACGATTCGGGCCAAAGGAAGCGAGACGCCTGGTATTGACACGGGACAGATGCGAAGGGCCATCACGCACATCGTGGAAGCGGGCGGAACGGTTCATACAGGCAACGGCCCAGAGCTTGATCCTGGGGATGAGATTTCATTTGGGAAGCGAGCCGAGGAAGAAGTAGAAGATGCGGGCGAGGAATTAGCTGAAGTTCTGGAGGTGGTCTGATGCCGACTATCTCGCTCACTCGCGTTGCCAATAGTCCGGCCTTCGCGCAGGATTATATCGTCAATCGCTCGACAGGAACATTTCAGCAGGGCGGATATGTGTTTGCAACAGTTCCGATTCCCTTCTACGGAATTATTCAGCCAGCCTCAAATCAAGATTTATTGCAGATTGCCGAAGGCGACCGTGTGACGGGGATGATTGCCTTTATTTCTGAGAAGCCGATGTATCGGACGCGGGTTGAAGGCAGCACGTCAGGCATCGGCGACACGATCACGTGGGACGGGCAAGAATATCGCGTTGTGGCCGTCGTGCCGTGGAAAGATTTCGGATTCAACAAGGCAATCGCAGCGAGGCTAAGCGGAGAATGAACACTAAACTCCACCAAGTCGCCGAAAACTACTACGCCTTCCATTGCCCTGGCTGCGGCTATGGCCACGCTGTTACGGTCAACGGGCATCAGAACTCTCAAGGGGCCTCGTGGGGATGGAACGGTTCGATGGACAAGCCGACATTTACACCGTCCATCAACTGCAATGCTGATGATGCTCCCCATCGCTGCCACAGTTTTGTGCGTGACGGCCAGATCCAATTCCTTGGCGACTGCTTCCACGCGCTTGCCAGCCAAACGGTTGATCTTCCAGATTGGGATGAAGAGTGAATAGCTTTCCGGTCCCCAACGTCGGCACCATGACAAGCACGGGCCTTACCGCGCAGCAAATGGCTATTATCTGGCAGAACATCCTCCTACAGTGCCTCGGCATCGCGCCCAGTGGCCCTACAGACGCTTCGGCGTACTCGCAGGTACGAATAGACTGGCCTACTCCTGGTCAGCCTGCCTGGGCCATTACACAGGACGTGGCGTTCATTCGGGCAATCGAGACACCGGACGATTACAACACAGCCCATGAGGTACAGCCCGTTGTGGAGTTTAGTCAGACTTTCCTTGAGAATACGATCTACACCCGCGTCTGGCAGATAGACTTAATCTTCTATGGGCCGAACAGCTTTGACCACTCCAGACAGGTTAAAGACTGCATTTTCCAAGATTTCGTGCGCGATATTCTGGAGGCGTCGAATCTGTATCCTGAAACCGTTGTTGGGACATCGCGTCGCACACCGGAACTCTTCCAGAATCAGTGGTGGGAGCGTAGCGGTTTCTCAATGAGATTGAACGAACAAGTCACCGATTCACTGACTAAACAGGCCATACGGAGCGTTGAAGTTGCGCTCCAAAGTGAGGCGGGTATAATCAGTGATGTAGTGGTTGGACTTTAGGAGCTAGAACATGGCGACACAGCCTCTTCCTCTTTCGATTCTTGCTGATGTGACGGTTTCCGTCACCCCGGCTGGCGTAGCAGTTCCGGGGTTCAACCAGTGGCTTGTCGTCGGAAATTCCGGGCGGCTTCCCTCCTATGGCGCGAACTCGCGTTGCGTCTTGATTCCCGGCGCTGACTGGCAAACGGAGATGGTCGGACTGGGGTATCAGACTACTGATCCTGAATACATCGGCATGGAGCAGTATTTTGCTCAAGATGCATCTCCAGTGACTCCTCCAGAGTACGCTTGGGTTGGTTGCCAAGACCCGTCCGCAATCCAGACCATTCAGGTTGATTCGGGGTTCGGCGGAACCGGATGGGCTGCAAATGACCAATTCCTTATCGCTCAAGGCGGAGCATCATACGGATACGGACAGGTGCTCACCGAGACGGGTGGAGTAGTCCAGACCGTTGCTATCGTTCCTGGAAAGCAGGGCACGGCCTACACGGTAGCCAATGGGCTGACCTGTACGGCAGTCCTACCGAGCGTTGGAGTGGGATTGAAGGTCAACGTTACTGCGATAGGTGAGACGCCCCTACAGGCCGTGACGGCCTGCCGAGTCAAACAACCGAACTGGTATTTGGTAACTTGCCTCACGGCGACCGATTCCGACAATATAGCGATCACAGAATACGCTCAGAGCGTCCAGCCGGCCATGCAGAACTTCTACCAGACCTCTAGCGTATCAGCATTGTTTGGGCTTGCCGGGAACATCTTTACCGTTCTCAAGACGGGCAACTATAACCGTGGGCATGGCCTATACGCAACGACCCAAGGCGGATCGGCGCTTCTGAACGCATATCAGGCGTGCGCTCTGGCAGGCGTGGCAATGGGACTCAATACCGGGCTTGCAAACAGCAACTTCTCTCTGGCGGCAAAGACGCTTGTCGGGCAGACTCCGGTGAATGATGGCCCTGATACGAATACAGGCGCTCCGCTCACGTTCACTCAGATCAACACCTTCGCCGGAACGCCTGGGATTGGGTTTGGAAATAACGGCAACAGCTACAACGATTACGCCGCAAGCTACTCGTTCTACTATCAGGGCGTGAACGCGAATGGGTTGAGTTTTACAACCATTCTCGGCCTCGATATGCTGGCGGCTGATTGCCAGATTTCGATTCTGAATGTGATCCAGTCTCTTCCTTCAATCCCACAGACTGATCCCGGCCAGGCGCTCGTATTAAACGCGGTGCGCGGGGCTTGTGCAAGGTCAGCCAATCGCGGATTTATCGCAGGTGGAACATGGAATGGTGCGACGATTCCCACGCCTCCCGGTACAGGGTTAACGCCGGGTACAGCGCTCACGACGGGCTACTGGGTGGCTTCTCCTTCATTCTTTACGCAGTCGGCTCCAGATAAGGCGCTATTCAAGTCCATGCCGGTCTATGTGGCCGTGGTTTTGGCCGGAACACAGCAGAGCTTCTTAATCGCAGTGAACGTGCAACAGTGAGGTGATATATGGCATTCGGAACAACGGCTTATTCAGGCATGGGCTTAACCGGGGCTATCAATTCCCCGTATGCCGGAACCTTTATTCTCGCTGGCGCTTTTCTTGGCCGTGGGAAAATCACCGTCACGATGGAGCACGAATGGACAGAGTATGATATTGCTGTCGATGGCGCAGTGATGGTTTCTGCAAGTATTGGGTTTCAGGGAATGGTTGAGATTGAATGCCAGCAGACTTCTTCGCTGAACTCATACCTCAAGGCCGCTCAGAATTCCCATCAAACGGCGCTCTCTAACATGGACCCGAGTCAGTGGGCCGCTATCTCTCTTGAGCTGCAGAACCTCACTACAAACGATCAGAGCGTTTGCACGGGAGTTTCGTTCACCAAGAAACCGCCATTGCCGATGGGTCCAAAAGGCGAGTACATCCGCTGGACTCTCCGTGCTGCTAACATTGCCAACCTGTAAGGGGGAACATGGATCACAAAGACGTTCAAATCGGTGAATCTTCCTACCGCATAGGTCGCATGAAGGCGGCAGACGGTAGCTGGATTGCTACGACATTCGCAAAGCGGTATCGGGAATACAGAGAGGCAAATCCGTTTCCTGAACCCGATCCGAATGCTGAACCTACAACTCCCGTTCCTGCGGAACTCGGATATATGCTTTCGGCCCAGTTCCTTGCTGAGCAACTATCGAGAACCGAGTACACGGAAATGCAAACGCTCTGCCTTTCGGTTTGCGGGCGTTACAGCAACAAAACAGGTTCTCCAATTTCTCTTCCGATCTTGCTTCCGAATGGTGCATGGGCAATACCGGAACTTGAGTACGATGGGCCAACAATTCTGCAACTGACAAAGGAGACATTGGCATTCAATATCGCCCCTTTTTTTCCAGGAGCCGGGTCAGTAGGGACGACTCCTGCGACGGATTCGAGTCGACTGAGTTCCCAAACCTAGACCCGTTTCTGTGGCGTCCCGTGCTGGCCGGAGTTTGGACGCATCGGGATATTGTTGAAGGTGTATTCACGTTTCAGGATTTGTGCGAGGCGCATGAATATCTTGATGTGAAGGAAAAGAACGAGGCCGACTTCCGCGCATGGAGAGCGGCAAAGGAGGCATAGAGATGGCCGATGTAATCAAATCTTATCTTATATCGCTCTCCGCCTCCACGGATAAAGCATCCTTCGACAAATTCACCCAAGCAATGACCGGCGCGGAGAAAACCGTCGCGTTATCTGTAGGTGGGATACTCAGTAAATTCCTTGCATTTGAAGTGGCCGGAATAGCCGCCTTTGCGTCGGTTGGTTTTGGTATTATAGGATACCTAGATAAATTAGCAATGCTGGATCGCAAGCAGCAAATCCTCGCCATGCAGAACATGATGAGCGTACAGCAATATCGCTCTCTCTCGATGGCTCTGGATACGATGGGCGTTTCTATAGAAGATGTGATCTGGGGCACGAATGAAATGAAAGAGCAGTTTCATGGACTAATTCAAGACCAAAAGCAGTTGGCCGCGATGGTTGGTCCTAATTACGAAGATTCGATGAAACAGATACGGGGAGTTATATACGAGTTCCAACGCCTTGAACTCAAAGCTAAATGGTTTGGCATGAAGTTTGCAGAGGACTTGCTTGGAAAAGTAGGATTCGGTGGAGGTGGAATTGAATTACAGCTTGAACGTCTGAACGATTTTGTTATGAAGAATATGCCCCATTGGTCGGACGTTCTCAGTACGGACGTGATCCCGTATTTTACTGACCTATGGAATTTAATGAAGGAATTGAAACTTGTAGCAGGGGAGTTTGAAGTTGGATTTGTGCATCTCATGGGCGCAATGTCAGGCGACGATGCGTTAAAGAACTCGAAGGGGAGTTTTGAAGACCTGTCTAAATCTATTGGAATGGCGGCTCACGAGTTCGGAGTTATACTTGAGATACTTCCTAAGATAGCCACTATACTTATTCCCCTTATGGAAGAGTCCGTAGATGCACTTACGGGCGTTTCTGAATTCATGAGCGGCCATCCATTCAAAGCGAAAGAGGATTTCGACAGGGCGCGTTCGCACGGGGATGAAGTTACTAAACAGATGGTAGGACTCAAGGACTGGTTTGCATCTAATCCATTTTCGTATGCTCCATCAGCGAACAGTGATTTGTTAAGCCAGATAAGCGGATCATCTCCTGACTTCATAAAGTTAGTTCATGGCGTTGCGATGGCCGAGTCTGGGGACCGGCAATATGATAGCTCTGGAAAAGTAATACTTGGTCCGCCAATTGCGGGGACAACGGATCGCGCCATAGGACGTATGCAGTTAATGCCTTCCACGGCTAAAATGCTCGGTGTTGACCCGTATGACACAGGGCAGAACATTGAGGGCGGAGAGAAATATCTTCTCCAACTTCTCCAAAAGCATGGGGGAAATGTTTGGGACACATTGGCCGAATATGGAGGATTCAGAACAAGTTCTCCATCTAATTATGTGCACCGCGTGGAGCAGGCGGGTGGATTAACGATTGGCAGCATCACTATAAATTCTGCTCCTAATCTTACGCCGGAGCAGCACAAGCAAGTGATTGTATCTGCACTGGACCAGCATACTCTGGACTTTTTACGAAAGGAAGCAATTCTTAGAGAAAGAGAGCGCCAGGGATTGACAATACAGCTTAATGGGGCGCATCAATAATGGGCGGCATGATTATTCCCGCAGCCACATCCGCCGCGATTGCTGGCGCTGGGGAGATAATCGTCTACGCCGTTACCTCGGCGAAGGCGGCGGCAATGAAAGCCTCAATTGCCGCATCAGTTCCCGCTGCAAATCCGTTCCGGCCTCCGCAGTGGAGTTCTCCTGCGCTCACGATGATTACCGTTCCCGCATCTTACGTGAATTCGCAGTCGGCAGGTTCTGCCAATCCACTTAACGCTATCTCAGGTTCTTCTCCGGCAGTACCCGCAAATACAACTCCTCAATTCCTTGTATTCGATGGTGTAATGCGCGTTTCTCATTCTCAGCCCATGACGGCAACAGAGCATCCCATTCAAGATGCGGCGAACCTTACCGATCACATCCGGGCGAATCAGGCAACTATCACGATGGATGTGTTGATGACTGACGTTCTGCCTGCGTATGCCGTTGGTCAATGGGTAGGGAACGCATCAAAGTCTATTTCATGTTTTGATACGCTTGACGCTCTCCGTCTTGCGCGTGTTCCGCTCACGTTGACAACGCGCCTGAAAACCTACTCTCCGGTTTTTATTATGAACGTTATACCGGATGATACAGCACAGACTCAATTTGGATTGCGCTGCCGGGTTGAATTCAAGCAGATGTTTCTATTCAGCGTGGCTACTCAGACGAACAGCGCACGCAACCAGACTACAGGAAGCAGTGCTGTCGGCACAACCGCTGCGCAGCCCGTACCTAGTGGCGTGACAGCACAGAATGGTTTGCCTTCTTCTTCGACAGGCGTTCAATCATCTTCCGCAATTCAGACACAGAGCAGCGCGGTGATAGGCGCGGGAAATTGGAGTAGCAACAACACGGGGCAGTTAACAGAGGGACCGTTAGGCTAGGCATGGCACAGATTATTCCATTGACGAACGCTCCGAACCAGACGCTAAACGTAGCTCTGAATGTCAATGGAGGAGTCTTGCGCCTCGGCCTGTTTATCACCTATAGCGAGATGGCCCAGTATTGGCTTATGTCGATCTCGGACTCGCAAGGAAATCTATTGCTCTCCTCTATTCCGATGGTGACAGGTTCATGGCCCGCCGCGAATCTCCTAGCGCAATCCGGCTATCTGAATATCGGGAGCGCGTACATCATCAATCTAGGGCAGGTGCCGGACGATTACCCGAACTCAAACGAATTAGGATTGAGTTTCTTGTTGCTGTGGGATGACAACGCATGAGCACTCAATATAGCCCGGTGTCGCAGATACCAAACTTCGGTAGGGCGTGGAGCCTCACTGTCTCGAACCCAGCTAATAGTGCAGGCGTTCCACTAACCTACACTCTCGACTCGCAGACTTGGCAACCAGAGACGATGCGAATTGTTTTTGAGGTAAACATTCTAGGGTACTCATCAAAAGGAGGATATTGGACGGCCATGATTGAACTCTGGAATCTGAGTGCCGATATGGTTCAGAGCTTCCTTTATGGTCAAGGGGCAACCGTAACACTATCTGCCGGATTCCAGGCTGGTCCTTACGGAGTCATATTCCAAGGGACGGTTTATCAAGCTCTATATGAACGTGTTGAGGTAGTTGATTCCAAGGTCACTCTCATGTGCTATACGGGCATGAAAGAGACGATTGCAAACTTTGCTGTTTTGCGGGGCGACGCGCAAATGACGCAGGCTGCTATTGTTGCGAAGATGGCGGCAGGGTCGCAGAATCCCTTTCCTATCGACCCGGCTTCGCAGACGGCCCTAAGTAAGTTGTCAACGACTCCCTATCCGCGTGCGCGTGCGTATTTTGGCGATCCCCACGATTTCATTGACCGGGTTACGACAGCCAATAATATGCAGTCATGGTACGGGTTTGACGGCTTAGGAATTAGCGTTATGTCTGACCAGAATTCCGTCAGTACGATCACCTACACCCCATCGACAGGGATTCTCGGAACTCCGCAGCAAACAGTAATCAATGGAATCGCGGACGGCGTTCAATTCCGCGTTCTGCTTGACCCGCGCTTGAAAGTTACAATTCCGAGGATGCAGGTGAATATCGCAGATTCACAGATTAAGCAGATTCAGTATGTTCCTCCAGGATACCGTCATCTGTTGGACCCAAACGGACTATACCTTGTGAACGCTTTGCAATTCCGAGGAGACAGCCGAGGGAATATGTGGGAGACAGAAATAGTAGCATTTATCTCTATCGGTGGACTTGCGGCAATGATTGACCAACCGGGGCTGACACTTGATCCGAGATCTGCACGATGACTACCTTACCGATGATTCCGTTGCAGCATCGAATGAGCATCCAGTCGGCTCCAATTGAACTTGCGCTACATCAATTCGAGTGCAATTTTTGGTGCCATATTCCGGCTATCGTTGTTGCCAATCCCCAAGGTAACGCTTTTAACCCGCAGAAGATGACTGTAAGCGTACAGCCCGCGATTAAAGATGTTATCAGGAATGGGGCAGTCCCAACGATTACATTGCTGCCAATTCTTGACGATGTGCCGATTAAGATTCCTACAGGCGGGGGATGGAGCCTCACGCTTCCAATCAAAATCGGGGATGAGTGTGAACTGTCGTTTCAGGACATGGCCATCGATATGTGGTGGCAGAATGGCGGAGTCCAGAAACAGCCTGACGGCGCTCTGTTCCGGCACGATATTGGGGATGCGTTCGCAGAGTTTGGAGTGCGTAGCGTACCGAATGTGATCCCAAACTACTCAACCACTAGCGCACAGCTTCGCAACGATTCAGGGACCGTGATGATTGACCTCACAGCGGCAGGAATCACGCTCACTGCGCCGTCAATTAAAATGGGAGACGGGAGCACCGAAGCTGCTTTGATGACCGCGAACTTTCTCACTTACTGGAATGCGAACATTCTTCCATTCTTACAAAGTAAGGGATATACGGGGATTCTTCCCCCTCTCAACAGCGTTACAACGGTAGTACAGGGCCAATGATGAGCACAACGCCGACAATTATGGTTCAAAAGAACGACGCCAATAACGATCCTATCGAGGGAGCGAATGGGCCGGTGTTTCTTTCAGACCTTGACGCTGTGGCGCAAATCATCTATACGACTCTTCGGCTGCTCTTGGGAGAGTGGTGGGAGAATCTGACTATTGGTTTTCCGCTCTTCCAGTCGCTCATCGGCTCTAGCGGTTCTCCTACAAATCAGGCCGGGGTCATGCTCATCATTCAGCAGACGATTCTTTCCTGTCCGTATGTCCTGCAAATAGTTGATTTTAGCTTCGTACACAACACGGCAACGCTCAATTCCACTTTCACGGCAAACGTTTCAACAGTTTTTGGTAATCTTATAGTAAGCAACGCGCCCGGTTCCAGCGCACAGGTGACAGCATGAGCACGCCAGCATATCTCGCGCCCTTCATTTCTCCTACGGCCGGGATGGTGCTGCCGTCCTACCAGAGCATCATCAATGACTTTATCAGCGGGTACAGAGCGATTTATCCGCAAGTTGTTTATCTTGGAACGGACACAGCAAAGTATCAGGAAATCAGCATCTTCGCGCTGAAAGTTTACGACTGCAATCTGGCCTCGCAGCTTGCCTACAATGCGCGTTCGCCTATCTCGGCGGTTGGGGCAGACCTCGACAGCATCGTAAAAATGAATGGTATTGCTCGGCTTCCCGCTACATATTCCACGGCTCCCTTGACCGTCTCTGGTGTTGCCGGAACGGTTATAACGAATGGTCTGGTGACGGATACGCAAGGAAACGCTTGGTCGCTACCCGTATCCGTTACCATCCCTAACAGCGGCACGGTTACTGTGGGTATTACCTGCCAGACTGTAGGGGCTATTCAGGCCCAGGCGGGTTCCATCACCACCATTTCAGGAGGCGCTACGGCGGGCTGGACCGGGGCTACAAACCCATCTGCGGCGATTCCTGGTTTGCCTGTTGAGTCAGACTCACAGCTTAGGGCGCGTCAGGCAATCTCAGTAGGGGCACCATCGCTCACACGGCTTGCTAGTACCATCGCAGCCATTGCAGCGGTACCAGGAGTCACCCGGTACGCTACAGGCACCCCAACGCCCGATTCCGGGCCGGGAAGCTCTATTGAGAATCCGACTGGAGGCATTGACTATTGGGGCAATCCTCCTCATTCAATCAGCATGGTTGTGGAGGGAGGTTTAGACCTCAATGTGGCGACGGCTATCTACCAGAAACGAGGATTGGGGGTCTATACAAATCCTGATTCCACGGCAGGCTCTACCAGTGTGCCGGTGACAGATGCGAATACAGGGACCGTGACCACCATCGGCTTCCAGCGGCCTACCTACGTGCCGATCTATGCCACGATGGTGATACACGGACTAGCGGGATATACAACCGCAACGCTAACGGCAATTCAGGCCGCGATTGTCGCGTATCTCAATGGTCTACAGATTGGCGAGACGGTCACATATTCAGCGTTCTATGCCGTGGCCTCATCTGTGATGCCAAACATTCTGACTCCGCAGTTTTCGATCACATCGCTCTTTACCGGAATCACATCATCGCCTTCTGGTACGACCGACATTACCCTTTCTTACTATCAGGTTGCACAGGGAACGCTTGCAAACATCATCTTGACTGAGGCATAGATGCCACTCTTCTCACAAAGCGGATACGGATCGGGCAAATACGGAGTTGCCGATACCGGGCCTCTCTACAGCATGAGCCTCTATTACTATCTAGGGCTGCTCACGTCAGAATATCGGCTTGCCCCAAATCTAAATGCATGGCTCTACGATCTGCTCTCGCCTCTAAATGACACAACAAACATGATAGCGGGAATGACTGAGGCGTTCGATCTCGGTTCGGCACAAGGATTGCAGCTTGACGTGGCCGGTCAGATTGCCGGGGTGAGCCGCACGGTTGGGTTTCAACCATCGGGCGGCGTGAGTCCGGTTTTGGACGATGTGACCTATGCTCTATTGATTCAGGCAACCATAGCTGCAAATCAATGGGATAGAACAGAAAGCACGCTTTATGCTATATGGAAGCAACTTTTCCCCGGTGGTTCAATCAACATCATCGACTCTCAGGACATGGCCTGTACACTTGTTTTAACGGGATCATTCACGAGCATCATTCAGGACTTGATTTTGAATGGTTATATCGTTCCGAGACCGGAAGGCGTCGAGTACACTTACGTGTTCGGCAACCTTCCGATTTTCGGATTCTCAGAGTCTAACACGACATTCATTGCAGGCTGGAACACTGGCCTATGGGCGGGGTAAATCATGGGAAAATTTCTTCAATGGAATCCGAACGAAACCAACCAGGAGACGGATGCTCAGTATCTTGCCGATTCGCAACGTGCCTCTGGAGCAGTGAACGATACTCCTCTTCCCGCCCCTCTAGGAAATAAGGCGTTCTATCAATGGAGTACGTTCTGCGCCGCCTTCGGTACGATGATGGCAAACAAACCGGGAGCGTATGTCCTTGATGATTCCAGCGAGAGCGCCCTTGCCGCTGTGCTGGCAAATATCTTGACTGAATCGGATACCGAGCCAAACATCATTAGTGTTACGTATTCTCCCACTCCTGTCTTTAATGCCGCAAACTCGAACGGATTCCAGATGACGCTTTCAGGAAACATAACGTCATCTACTATCAGTGGGGTTACGGCGGGGCAGTTGATAGCATTCTATTTCGCTCAAGATTATGTCGGCGGTAGAACGGTTAGCTGGCCCTCTTCGTTCGTGGGAGTAATTCAGCCTGACCCAACGCCCTACGCAGTAAGCGTCATGCTGTTCCGCGCCGATCTAACCGGCAATCCTCGCGCTGTCTCGCCGATGATAAGCAATAACTTCACATCCCTGAACGCGCTAACCGTTGCGGCTGGTGCGCCCGTAGGGGCGGTCCTTATCGGCAACGGAACGATATATGCTCCTGTGGCAAATGGCGGGTTCACTTCAGGAAATAACTCGTATGGATTTTGGACGAAAGACCCAACTGGGCATATCCATCAATGGGGACTAATTAACGGCTCAATTACAACAGGTTCCGTTGTGAATTTCCCTATATCGTTTACAAATGTTGCCTCGGTTGTTCCTGTTGTAACAAGTATAGTAACGTATGGCAGTGGAATAGGATTTGCCGCCATACAATCAGGCACCATCACTACAAATCAATGCGCCGTTGAAATTGGAGGCACTAGCCCGGTAGAAGGAATTTGCTGGTCAGCAGACGGGTACTAGGAGAGAATATGCCGAGCACAAGTTTAGGATTTCCGCAACCGGCTATAGGCTCTAACAACTGGGGCCAGCCTACAAATGCGGGTTGGGCGCTCTTGAATCAGTTCCTAACGGGGCAAGCGCCGATTACCGGCCTGAATGTACAGGGCAACGTCACTGTATCGGGCGTCTTGACAGCGGGGTACATTTCAGGCGTGATTCCTACGGGGGTTGTGCTTGTTCCATTCTCCGCCACGCCGGTATTTGATGCGTCCATAGGACTCGAATTCAAACTGATATTGACAGGAAACGTAACGAGTTCTACTCTCATCAATGGAACTCAGGGACCGTCGCTGGTAGCGTTTCGTTTAGTACAGGACAGCGTAGGTGGACGAACATTTGTTTGGCCGTCCAATGTTCGCAATGGCGGTATTGTCAATGATCTAGCAAATGGACGCTCCCTGCAACTATTCGCAGTAGATGTGGATGGAAG